CACTCTTTCCCTACACGACGCTCTTCCGATCTCCGTCAATCCAGATGTGGCGTCACGTAAGGTACTGATGATTTCCGATAGGGATTTCATCTTTCCTTCAGAATCGAAGAATGTGATTCCCAGTTTTTCTTGCACCTCTGTCATTTCCTTTGTTGGATTGACCAGACGTGTCAGGGCTCCACGAAGTACCGTACCTGCCTGTCCACCTTTGATACCGGCATTGGCCAGGATACCAATCGCAGCCGCACTTTCTTCAAAACTAATGCCTAAGCTGTGAACGATTGGGGCTACGTACTTCATAGCCTCTCCGGTGTCTGCCACAGCTGCATTGGTTTTATTCGCATTCTCTGCCAAAACATCCGCTACATGGCCTGCTTGGCTGGCTTCCAATCCGAAACCTCTCAAGGTACTTGCGGCAATGTCGGCCGATGTAGCCAGGTCTTCACCAGATGCTGCAGCAAGACTGATCATACCACTGCTGGCTCCAATGATCTCGTTGGTTTCAAAGCCGGCACTCGCCAGATTAGACATTGCTTCCGCTGCCTGTGTGGCAGTAAATTTAGTGGTCGAACCTAATTCCTTGGCTTTAGCCGTCAGTGCTTCAAGATCTTTTCCTGTGGCACCACTGATTGCAGCAACCTGTGACATTCCCGCTTCAAAGTCCATCCCGACTTTTAAAGCAAAGCCACTGGCAACGGCTAACCCCGCACCTACTACCTTGGCACCCTTTGCAGCTCCTTTGGCTATCTTACCTAATCCGGAACTAAAACCGGAATCATCTATCTTTGTATCAAACAGTAAGGATCCATCTGCCATATACTCACTCCTTTCCTTACCTGGAAGTGTGAATACACGGCTCTATGGCTCATCTGAGTGTATCGATTTTCACTTCAATATCTTTTTTACATCGTTTGCAATATACATAGACTCCCTTTACTATCGAGTTATTCGTATAGAGCAAAAGTTTCTTTCCACAATGTGGACAGCGAAACCATTTCCTTTCGTATTCCGGGATACGTATTACCATAGCTGCGCTCCTATCTCTTCATCTGTCAATATTCGGTTTGTAGCCGGTAACGCAATGGCTTTCTGCAGCTCGCGCATCTTTGAGCGTGTAGCGGCATCCTTGATCTGTGTTACATCCATACCACGAATTCTGACACGTTCTTTCAGTTCACAGTCCCCGTTGATGGCGTTTAAAAGACTTATAAACGTCCACCAGTGAATCTTTTCGACCGTTAGATCAATTTGATAAAACTGCCTGAAAGCAGACAGGATGTAGTCACTGTCATACGTAAAAGAAAAGGTATCCGGCCCCTGCCTGGACGGTTCTTCCACAGATTTTCCGCAACTTAAAAAGTCACATACTTTATCGATCACAGTATCCGCAGACAGACCTTCCAACAAATCTGTATTCAGAAACAGTTTGATCATTTCTTCAACAATCTTGTCATCGTCCATTTCATTGATCAAAACTTCATTGAACTTCATCCAATATCTAAAGTCAGTATGGATGGGAATTTCTACACCTTCCACATCAATCGATTTAGGAAGGCTTTCTAGAAGTAGGTTCATCCCTCATGTCTCCGTTGAATTCTTCAATCCATTCATTACTTGCTTCTCTGCATCGTATAGCGAATTCAATGAAGCTGTTATGAACAGCGTAATAGGTTCTCCTACGATTTGGAACTTTTTCAAAAAGTTTATCTGTGTCTTCTTTTCCAAAAATCTCTTCCAAGAACTCACGAATACAGTTCATTTCATATTTTAAAAGTTTGGATGCACCGCCTGTTTTAGGAACGCCCTTTACCTTTTTTTGAAGTTCTTTAGACGCGTGTTCATATTTTTCCCAAACATCCGGATCTTCCGCATCGAACGAAAAATCCATACCATAAATATGCCAAACCGGCACATCATACTCGAATTTAATTTGGCTCATAGGCTCTCCTTTTCTTAATTAAGAAAAGGACCATATTTCAGGTCCTTATAGTGAAACAATGGTGCATGTCTTCCAATTGTCGGAACTTGTGACAGTTACCTCTTCACGGCTTCCTGCACTCTTTAAGTTTCCGGAATACGTGTAAGCGTTGGTATCTCCACCATCGGCATCCGGAATGACTGAGAAATTACGTTTGATTGCTTTGAAATTTGTTGGAGTTTCCTCATCCGGTTGTGTAAAATCAACGGTCACGATGGTACGAATTGCATCATCTCCAACTTTTTCGCCATCCGTAATGCCAACAATATCCTTGTGTACCGGATTGTTTTCATACTGGTCAAAAGCATAAGCGATACTTGGTGAATATCCGGTAATATCGCTCGTATCGGATGCCTCGTCTACATATCGACGTGTATATTCCGATGGATTGGAACTCTTGGCCATTGATGTGAACTTTGTCATACGCGTAAATGTAGTTGCATCTTTCTGACCTAAACCAATAAAGGCCACCTTCTTCTCACGGGTGACCAGCTTTTGAATTTCGCTTGCCATACTAAACCTCCTTTACGTATAAAATACGGCATTGAATTTGATAGCGGGCAACGTTGTCTTCCGCATCAAATAAAAAGCCCGGTGATACAATTTCAATGGACTGTATTCCGGGAATATCGGGAAGATTACCAATTCTATTTTGCTCTTCGATCCAATCAGCGAGATCTTCGTAAAATGTCGAAGCCTCAATCTGACTAATAATCTCCGGTGAGTAATCTTCATTCGACATGATAGAAAAAGGATACTGTCGAAGTGATGAGCCATCGACATACTGTTTGACAATCATGTTGGTGTTGATTTCCGACATGATTGAATATTCAATGATAGCATCACTGATATAATCGATACCGAATACACCATCCTTTAGAAAAGGACAGGTCATCAAATAAGTTCGAATGGCCTCAATCTTTGTACTGTGCAACAATTTTCATCGCTCCTTTCAGTATCTCTGTCTTGTGGCGTGCTTTCATACGTTCAAACCATTTTGGACCTCTTGTTGGTCCTTCCTGGTAAGTCATATCAATATTGGTAAGCTTTTTAGGTGCACGTCCGACCATAAGCTTTCCATAATAGTGATAGCGAGCATGTGGCGCACGATACCGCACTTCTCCCGAGCCTCTTCTTGTACTTGTATGGCCGGACTTGATCAACTGCTTATTTCGCATAGGCGTTAACGGATCACTTAATCTAAGTACTTCATTATCCACAAATTTCTGTGCCTGTTTATAAGCATTGTTTAGAGTCGGCTGATACATTTTCCTGAATTTAAGCTTTGCGGAGAAGGAGCCGTGCTTAATCGTTACATCATCAGGTACATGAATCATACTCCAACCACCCTGACATAATTGCCGTGAGCTAATTTGGAATCTGTAATTTTACGAATGGTCTGAACTTCCATCGTTTCATACCTATCCTTCAGATTGGCCGATGTCATGTTATCAACAGGAACGTCGCCAAGAATAAGAAGATCCCCTTTTTTTATAACCGGAAGTTCTCGATCAGACGTAATATAAGCAATGATGTTATCTGCGGGTACCGCCTGTTTGTTATTCATAGCTCTTGATGCGGTATAAGACCATCCGCAATTGTGCAATAGCTCTTTAACCATGATATTTTGTCTTGTATCTGGATCATATCTGTACGATACATGTGTCAATCTATGATAACAGTCTAACATGACCAGTTCCCCCAATACAGCATGCCTGTATCTTCCAGATATCTTTCGATAATCTTTTGAATCTTTCGATCTGTTTCTTCACGGCTTACTTTTTCATAGCTAACTGTATGATCCAGCAAGGTTTCCGATGTGATACCGTTTCGACTTTCCTGCTCTTCTGCTTGCGCAACCCTTTCCGCAATTTCACACACCGCATCAGATAGTCTTTCCTTTACGGTCCGGGACAAATCTTCCCTTTCGCTACGTCCGTAGGTAGCTCTGGAAAGGTAAGAACGGGCAATACGTTCATATCGTTTCCAGAGCGCTTTTGGAATCTTCTCGCTACCATACTCATCCACATAGTAGTCGTATGTAGCCAGCATAAAGATTAAGCAGCCTTCTTCTTAATCAGCACAGTGTTTGTACGGGAAATCATATCACCGTAAACACGGCGCCCCTGCAATGCACTGGCCCCGATGTGCTTGGCATCTTTCAAATCATTTACGGCTACAGGTGTTTTCCAATCATCTACAAAGTGACAGAATACATTATTCCCAAGGATAAACTCAACATTCGATGCATCATCAATGTTATTTGTTTCATATACTTTGATACCATTTAGATCTCCAATGTATCCATTCTGCACAATTTCCATACCTTTTTGAGATGCATTGATAAATTCAGGACATTTCAGTAACAGACCATACGTTTCATTGGTAACAGCCAGCCACTGTTCAGACTTTTTAACACCTAATTTTTTCATGCTCTGTGATGCATCAACAACCGCTTCATACACTTTTGTTTTGGTCAAAGCTGTTGTATCTTCCAATGCTGTTCCGTTGTCAATCAAAAGCTTTGACAATTCACTATCGATCGTAATACCCATTGCATAGCCAGCACTGTCTAAACGATCGGCTGTCAAATTGTCGGGCACAGATGCAGCTTCATATCCATCGATCAATTCGTTGACGTACAAATCTTTGTCGATTGGCAATGTCTTATAAGTAGTAGCCGATGTGGTCAGCTCACCACCTGCAGAAATATCATAATCTTTGTTGACCTTCACTTCTGTGTCTCGTACCGGAATTTTTACAGCGCCGGCCACCGGATTTCCTTCATAGCGACGGTTGAACAACTGAAGGAAAATCGATTCTTTTCTCAATTTTGCAAGAACTAAACTGGAATAGCGATCTTGCTTTGCGTGTGTACCATTTTCCATTTAAAATATCCTCCTAAATCTTAATGTCTGGATTTAGTTCCTTGAAACGTGCGGTTACCGGATCATCTTTATCCGTTGATGGTTTGCCCTGAGGCATACCGGAACTAAAGAATCCTGCATTGGGCTTTCCCTCTTCCTTTTCTTTTGTTTCCTGAACAAAAGCAGTTGGATTCTCTTTTTTTAACTCTTCGATAAAATCATCAGCTCCGATAAACTTTCCGTCCTTGAATTCCAGATCTTTTTTGTCAAATTCAGCAATTGCCGCACTGCGTGCCAGATTGGATGTGAATCCAATTCCGGAAAAATACATTTGTTTGGCAAAATCTTTATCCTTTGCCGCCATGTCGGTATTGTATTTCTTCTCCCAATCTTTGACATCCTGCTGCAACTTGGCAACATCAAGCCCGTCAAAGTTCTTTACGGTTTCAGCTAGACCTTTAATCTCATCGTTCTTGGCCTTGATGTCATCATCGTATTTAGACTTTGATACGTATTCTCCACTTGCTAAGTTAGCAATCTTCACTTTGTCATTGCCTTTTAGTTTCGCTTCAACTTGAGAATACAATTCATCGCCTAAAAACTCTTTTAACCATTCCATACATTCCTCCTGTGTTTTTTATATCCGGTTCTCTCCGGTATAGGCTGGCCCTTTTATATCTCTTGCCATCGAGTGCCGGACAGTTTATATGCCGTATCCAGGGCGATTATTTAAGGTGTGGACCAAAGTAAGGAAGTATCCTCTCTGAAGGATCTTTCACCCGCACCACCTCTTTTCTTGTTTTTCCACAAAAAATGCAGGTACGTACTCTAATTTCAGTCCTACATTCTTGTTTCCAGTCATCAAATGATTTGACAACATATTCGTTCCATTTGTGATTGCACACATTGATTTCTCCATTAAAAAAGCGCACCTATTTGGTACGCTATGTAAGTACATCTATAATCCCTTTTGCAATATCCGATGCCTTTTTCATCAAACTGTTTTCTTCTAAATATGCTAATCCATCCATTGTGATTTGAATATTTTCCATACCTACAACAACTGGATAAGATTCGTCTATATACTTTCGTATTTGGATTCCTTCGATATATCCTTTTTTCAATAACATTTCCAACAATCGTAAGCGCATTGGATCACTAATTCCCAACGCTTTAGCACTAAGACGTTCTACATCAAATTCAGGATAATCCATTGATTTAGCCAATATTGAAAGTATTTTGTATATCACCTTAAACTGTTCTGACATGGTCATTCTCAATTATTTCAAAAATATCCGGAGGGTATAGATAATTATCGTCAGAATCATCTATAATTCGATACCAGCCTTTCTCAACTGATAAAACTTTGTAGATTTTATTTTCAGTCAGATCAACATCATCAAGATTTCCAATATATTTAACTTTCATCCAACCACCTCTTCTCTTTAAAGTGTGCTGATTAATTCTATTTTTTCAACATCTGACAAAGGTATAGTTCTTACAAATCCTTCATCCTTATGAAGCAGTTCCAATTCTTCTGTTTCGTCCGGATCACCCCATGTCGTTGATTCCCAAAATATGCCTATATCAAAATTACCATCACTACAAGTCACCTTAACAGGCTTATTGATATACTGCTGGAATTCTTCATATTGTTTTAAGTCCATAGGTTTCATTTATTTATAAGCCTCCCTAATAACTAACACCAATATGCTGTATACTCATCAGAAAAACCTTTTTCTTTATACTCACTTGAATCCAGAACTCTCTCTAGCTTTCTGACAGCGTAATAGAAATAAGGAGATGTACCAGAGAAATCTTTTTCATAACTTGAAAGAACGTGGCTAATGACTTTTTCTTTATATGGATCATAAACTACATGCCCGGGATCATTTTCATCTTCCGGAAAATAATCAAAATAAATCAATTTATCTTTTATTTTTAGATTTCTTAAAATTACCATAATACTCATTAGCCTCCTTAGAATAATTATACAACTTTTGAGCTTGCATATGTGCTCTTTCATGACTTATTTTTGGATTTAAATCCTTTACTGTAAGCTCAAAAAATTCATGATCCAATAATGTTAAATCATGCTTTTGTATATTTTTTCCCTCGATTAACCTTTGCCACGATTGAGCTATTGCTGCATCATAGAAGAATATATCGTCAGGCAAACGTGCATGATCAATGAAAGTATATTTTTTAATAGCTTCAATATCTTTCTTTCTATACCCCGTGTTTTGGGCAATGCGTCTTATATCCGTTTTCATTGCTTTTACTAATCCGTAGTACTTCTTTGCATGTTCCTCTGCTTCTTTTGACCATATATCAGTTATTCTGCCACCAGTTTGAATCATTCTTTTTGATATTCCCATCTTACCAAGTCCGTCAATATAAATACGTTCCTTTTGCTGCTTCATGCCCATTGCTTTCGCAAACTTAACATAATCATCCATCTGTCTGCGATATATGGCCTGTGCGCCAAGTACGTCCGTTTGATCTGCGCCGCCTTCTTTGAGAAGCTTTATCTTTTCACGCTGTGCTCGCATGTTGGTTTCCATACGTCTCATCTTTTGCTGCGCTTCATATCCTGTGTAAGATTCACCCTGATACTCTTTAGGCTCCACTGTATTCATTCGTTCCAGTTCTTTATCCGTATAGGTTCGCTTGGATACACCTGGAATAAACGGATAGTATAAATGATAACAGTTTGCACCTAACAGACCGGTAACAGTACCCAATCCACAAACTGTTTCTAATTCCTTACGGGTATATACCCGCCCTTGCCATATCGCATGTGTAGGCCTGGCATTGGCATGTGCTGTTACTTCAAAATGATCTGTTTTCAAATCTTCCGCCGTCTTCTCATTAATTTGTTTGACTATCTGAGAAGTGCCGGTCATGACCGCTCTTCTGGCTGCCACGGTGACACGGTTCATCCTTCCACTGCCATATTCAATAAAGCGAATACCGGAGTTTGTCATTTCCTGTACTGCTTTCTTTAAGGCCGTATTGTAATCAAATGTTCCAATCTGTATCTGAAGGATCGCATTATCCATCAGATTACGTACGTATTCTGAAGCAGGCTTTGTAATCCACCCGTCATTGTCTCTAACAACAAATCCAATCTGACGTGCCAGGTTATGCATTTCTTCCTTTGTTTGTTTCGATACCGCATTGATCCAATCCTGAATATAGACATTCTCTTCAAAAGGGATAAACTCTCTTCCTCTTGCCTTGTACAGTTCTTTGTTATCGATATAATCCGTTTCAATTGCTTCTTTGAACACCTGATCAATGTACTGATCTGATCGGCCAAGGGCTTCATGCAGCATTTCATAAATTTCTCTGTCTGACATTCCCAACAGTTTAAGTTGATTAATTTGAAAGTCGGCCGTCCGGGTAATGACATCCGTAGCTTTGATACGTCGAACGATATCGGAAAGTATCTGCTGCTGAAGATCCGCGAATATGGCCTCATGACCATAGCCAAGACGTTCAATATCTGCCTCGGTTAGCATAGTTTACTCCATGACTTCTGCCTGCTGTGGCAAATTGGCCAATGCTTGTTCAATGGACTCTCCACGCCACCTTGCACGGTACTCTTCCGGTCTTAGCGTACCGTTTCCTAAGTCGATTTGATCCTGCTTTCTTTCAGCCTCTGAGTCCTCGATAATCGAATCGTCGAAATCGATGACAACTTCTTTGATAGGAATAAACGAACCGACTGTATTCGACAGGAAGCTGATTGCATTCACTAAATCTATTAAAGCTTTTCGTAATACAATTTCATGCTTCTTCAAGTTCTGATACAGGTCACTGTCCTCACTGATAACCTCAGTTGCTGTCTTTAAGCCTCTGTCTGTAAATTCAAACTGATTGGCTCCCATACCAACCTTTTGACTTAACAGATTCAACTGCAACTGCAGTGCCTCTTTGATTTCACTTGTTCTAAGCGCCGGTGAAAAATCATGAATCATGGCATTGTCATCTTCTCCAGCATCACCAATTGATCTCAGCACCGTTTCTTTGTCGCTGATAACATTATGTTGACGCCCCTGTTCATCAGTGTAAAATCCGGACGCTTTTAAGAAGACTACACGCCTTCCTGTTTCTACTTCAATATCCAAGCTATCAAACGTATTGTCGATGGTCTGCAGTACATCAATTGCTCCTGAATACACACTGGCTCCCATTGGAAGGGATAGTGTTTCATAGGCGTTGTTGACTATATTGGGTTTTACAATTTGAAACAACGGAATGTCACTATTCGTATTTACTGTGGGTAACAGACCTTCAGGCAATGGAAGCTCCTTTGTCTCTGAATCATCAACCTTCAATAAATGATTTTCAATGACATATTTTCCACCATTTAATAGATGCATCTGAATGTAAATACAGTCTTCATTGTTGATTCTAACATTGGAACCAAAAGCACATTCTGTAATACCCCTGTTATTCCAGGATAGCGGATAGATCAAATCCGCATTGATGTAATCGATGCAAATTCTTCCCTGTTCAATGTACTCTACAAAGGCCCCAGTTCCTAAAGCACAGTACATTTCGCAAAGCTGATTAGCTTTCACTTCAAATCCATTATCATTTAGGATCTCTTTCAACGCTTTATCACTTGCTTCAATACCTGTAGAAATTCCCACCTTTTCATTCATTAACAGATTGCCCCAAATCTCAGACACCGTTTTGGCCATTCCTAACGACTTGATATCTTTTTCGACTACTGACTTACCATTGTAGATGTATCGCTTATGGTATTCATCCACACCGTTGATGTACCAGTCTTTCCATTCCTGGATCTTTGCATAAAAGTCTGAAGGGATAGTCTGATACCCTCGTTTCCTTAAATAGGAAATGATTACGCTCTGTCCATTTTTCATTGATATTCTTCTCCCTTCTCCCCGGCATTCAGTGCCGGTAATAATTTACGCATATGATTCCATACGCCCATACACATATACCGCATGGCATCCATGCAGTGATCATTTTCTTTGATAGGCTTCTCATCACCCTTGGCAATAGAATCCACATCATACCCGTACAGATACATCTCTTCCTGCAGATATTTCTGTTCCGGGCAAAACAAAAGCGCAGAAAAGTTGAGCAATTTCTGCACTCTGGTAATTCCTAATTTCACATCATTGTTTGCTTTCCTAAGCTGTATTTCCGGACACACACGCTTGATTTCTTCTGCTAAACCTCGCGCAGACGGATCGTAATACACATATACAGGAGCTTTTCCGTATTCCTGATATAAACGGTCCACAAACCCTCTAAAGTCCTTAGCATAATCGCTAGGTGCTTTTTGATGGCCTGTATTGCGTCCAGAATGATAATACTCTTGTAAGCCTATGACCTTCTTTTTGGAAAAGCTGACACCAAAAGCCTCAAACACAGTCGGGTTCATTTGCCCATAGTCCACTCCAACGGCATACAAAGGATATTTAATATGCTTGGGATCTGTTATATGCTTAGATTCATCAAACATGTAATAAATCAAGTCGTCCAAGCCAACTGCTTCACCAAGCCATATCCATCGGTACATCTTTAAGTCCGCCTGCCTCATGGCTTCCGCTTCTGCGATCAGCCTTTTTCCTAGCCACTGTATCGGTACGTCCCTGTAGTCCACATGGATGTGTGTACAGTCTGTACGCTGTTCCATCTTTGAGGTCCAAAGATTAACCGGTGCCTTTGGATTCTTAGGCGGATTGTATAAGTAGATCATTCTAAACTGCTCATCGTTTCCACGGACAAACGTGGCAACTATATTGTTGATCTCATCCTCACCATCTCCTTTGTCAAAAAACTCTGTGAGCTCATCCAATACCACCAGTTTGATCGGACTGTTATCATCGATCATACCCTTTGTATCGTCGATACTGTCTGATCCTGTAAAGTAAATCGTATTGCCGTTGGGAATGTATGTAATCTGCATGGGAGATCTTGTAATCTTAAACAGCTTTTTGGACAGTCCCAATCGTCCAAGTGCTCTGATACATTCCTTGTACACAGTTTTACGCAGCTTGTTATGGTGTTTTCGCATCACGACCGCTGCCGTGTTTGGTTCGGATACAATCAAATAATCAACGAGGATACTGACGGCGCTTGACTTTGTACCAGCTCTTCCTGATGTCAATATTTGATGCATATGCTCTCTGTCATTGACGAGAGGAAGAAATTTGGGAATCAATATTTCAGACAGTCTAATTTGGCGCGTCATTGATGATTACCACCTTATCACTTTCTTCTTCATTAGATCCATCAGCTTCCAACTTTTTCTTTTGTGCCTGCAGCAATCCAAGTCTTGCCTTCTGCTCTTCTGTGGCCAACTCCCAGTTCTGATGCAGCATCTCATCATATCGCTTGATCATACTTTCCAGCGTTTTCATGGCCCGACTTTGTGCTGTCATAAAGCTTGCCTGTTTGTCCCAAGCCTGCTGCACTTCCCAACGCTCTCCAATGACATTTCCGTCTTTCTCTTCGACCTTTTCTATAGTCTTGTCGTCCTTGTCTGCCACAAACATGATGTTCTGAGCTCTAACGATCGCCGCCAACTGTAACTGGATGTTGTACCACAGGATATCCAAAGGGCTATCCGGCATCTCACCGATAATTTGATTGACCTCTTCCGGTAGCCACTTGGCAAAGAGTCCATGCTTTTTAGCTTTCTGATTTCCAGGAGGTCCGCCTTTGCTGTTTTTGTTTCCTGGTTGTGCACCTTTCTTTTTGTGTGCACACTCTTTTTTTGTATGCACACTTTTCTTATTCCAGTGTCTAGTTTTCCATGACTTGACCGTGTTTAGGGAAACGCTATACTTTTCCGCTATCTCTTTGTATTTCATTCCAGATTCATAGTCATGTAAAGCATCTTCCCATAATTCACTCAAGCCATGTCACCACCTCTATTCGTCGGTTTTGCAAAAAGAAAAAGCACCAAGGTCTTCCTTGATGCTTTTCGATACTACTATTATATCACCTTGACACGTCTAGTTTCCTAGAACTTTTCACTTTTTTTAATCAAAGAAAGTACTTTTTCATATGGATTCTCATATCCATACTTACTTGATAGGCTTTTGTAGTACGCACCGTCAAAGAAATCGCTTACAAACTCCAATTCATTCGGATCACAAATAAACCGCACTGCTTTCAGATAAGCCTCTGCCTTCTCGATACGATTCTGGTATTCATTCTTTTCCTGGATCAACTGCATCTCCTGTGATATCAGATCATTCACAATATATGACTTGTCCAGATGATTTTCTATTTTGACACCATTCCCTCCATTCGGGCATGACGGTTCCTGTATACGGTATATTTCTTCTGTGATGTGCAACAGCATTTCATCGATGTTTCTTACGATTGATTTCAACCTCTGCAAGTTCTTTATGTTGTAAAGTATGTCCTTTGCCTTTGCATCTATCATTGCTTACCACTCTTTTCCTTTCGATCAATTCAAATAAATCTGACTTGGTGATTCCATGTTGAACACAAATCGTACCAAGCTCTTTTTCATGTTCCAGCTGCGCCAGGGCAGTATATTCCTTTTGGATCTGCCTGGCTATTTTATCCTGTCTCTTTTGTCTGTAATTCATCATTCACACTTTCTACTCGTACCTAAGAAGGGCCGGACTATCAAATTATTATTTTTGTACAAAATGTAAGATCGAATGGGTTAAGTTGTTTCTAGGAGAAAATCAAAACAAATGCCTGCCTGATAATCCGGTCCTTACTGAGTACGAGAATCAATTTTTACATAGACAATGGCTTACCAATCCCGATTGAACAAAGAATTAGGATTTCAAACAGCCATACACCAAGGAGGATCAGAACGGCTATGATCCATTCATCATCACGGCCGTTCATTTTCTCTTACCTCGTATGGTTCGGGTAATGGTTGCCATGCAACAATATTCACCGATTCATGATTTCCTAATATCCATTCATTCATGTAATACTGTACAAATACGCAACGCTCCCTGTATGTATCCCAACCGATAACACTATTCAATGATTGCTCTGGTAACCTTTCTTCAACGGGTATCCATTCCCCTACTTTTGGTTGTTCGTTGATAATCTGTTTTAAAACTTCAACACCACCTATTCCATAAAAGTTCTTTTCTAATACTTCGAGCAATCGTTTCTCGTCAATCATGATTCCACCTCTTCATACGTCTTTTCAAAGATATCGGGTTTACACGGATAAAACTCTCCGTTGATGCCCTCGATGATGTAGTCACCGATATAGGCTTCATGCACACCTCCAAGAGTTTGAATAAACAAAGCTATTTCTTCGTATATTTCACGCTTATTGCTGAATATGTTTTTTGGTTTTCGGATCACATGCTGAAATTCTGCTTTATCACAAAAATCCAACACCTCATTATTGTTTGTACCATCCCACTGTATAGCTTCAATAACAACTGGTTTCTTTCTGTATTTCTTAATCATCTAACCACCCCAATTCTGACATCTGTTGATATATAGCTCTTACTTCTTCAGGTAATAAAGCATTATTTTGCGTATATGCATTAACTTCTT